CTACGTGGTATGATTTTTTAAATATGCCTTGCGTAAATCTTCATTCACCACATGTGTATACATTTGTGTAGTCTGCACACTTGAGTGTCCTAGAAAATCTCGCACCAGTAATAAATTAGTGTTATTTCTTAATAAGTTTGTTGCAAAACTATGTCTCAAAATGTGCGGATGAATGTGTGTTCCGAACCCCGATCTTGCCTGTGCATTTCGGCAAATCTCTTGAACGGTAGATTTTGAAATGCGCTTGCCCGTTAACTCACTAATAAACAGAGCCGGAGATTCATCTATCCTAAATTCTAGCCATTCTTCTATATAATACCAAGTTCGTTCATCAATAAAACAAAGCCTGGTTTTGTCGCCTTTACCAATTACCGTAAATGTGCGGTCTTTTTTAATATCTATACAATCTATCGATACTAATTCGCTCAATCTAACACCACTAGAATATAAAAGCGAAATTATTGCTCGATTCCTTAAACGTTTAAATTTTGAATATCCTGCTCTCGGCGCGAAAACACAGTCAATAAGCCTAGTGACGTCTTCTGATTCTAAAAAATTAACCACCTTAGCCTTTCGCTTTGGTATTTTTAATAACTCATAATTCACCACAGGCAAATCTCGCAATCTTGCATATCTTAATACTGATCGTAAACGAATAATATATAGTCTAACTGTGTTTTGCGATCGATTTTTCCGCCAGCTTGCACAGACCCTACTTGTATTTTCAAAATTAAGACTTTTAATATCTAGATCTCCTAAATATTCTAAAGTATACTTCTTTACAAACTCATGTGTCTCTAGTGTACGCTCACTTTGCCCTCCTTGAATAATTATTCTGTCTCGATACTCATCAAATAATTCACTAACTTTCAAAACATCTCCTTCGTTCTAAATAGAATTAAACAGAAAAAATAAGCAGAATTTCTATTTAGAACCTAAAAACTTAATTTTTTATCATTTTTAACCCTCCAATACGCTTTTAAAAATTAGCTAAAATGCTAAAAATATTTTATAATATTTTACATAATTTACCTTTCATTTTCTTATATTTTTATTTATTGAAAATTATTATATAATATTTTAGGATAAACGCAACAAAACGAGCGAATTGCTCGCAACTTGATTTTTAACTAATTTTTAAAACTTTATCTACTGCAATTTAGCGAAACGCTTTTTCATTTTTTGAAATTTAATATAGCCAGCGCTATTAAAATCTCGCTCAAATTGATTAATTTCTTCATTCCTTCGCTTATCTTCTCGTTTTTCGGCCAATTTTGAAATCTGCCTATTTAAAAATTCTCGCACGATTTTTAATGTCTTGTTGATATTTTCTTTTTTCCAAATTTTAGCAAAATAATGACTAGCATTCTTAATTTTACCAGCTTTTTTCATTGATTTAACCATTTTAACAGATTGATTAAATTCTTTTTCATGATTAATTTGACGGTTTCTAAAAACGCCTAAAAACTGCTCATCATCTATTAATTCGCAAGCTTTGCCGAGCCGTTTACGCATAGTTGCTATTCGACGGCCGCATAAAATAAAACTTTTTTCCATTTTCCCTCCAAAAAGTCTTGACAAGATTTTTAGTAAAACGGAGCGGTTGGTTTTCGGCTGTCTCATTTTTCCAAGAAAGCAAAACGCCCCTACACCGATTTTCATCGGCGTGAGGCGTTTTTGTTGCTCCATATAGCTTTTTAATTATATCAAAATAAATAGTTAAAGTCAACCTTTTCTATATTATCGTAGATAAAAGCTAATTCACTTTCTCGGCCTTTCCCGGAATTACAAAGAACTGATAACCCGAGTTCGCGATCGAACCACCCGAGACATTAACGTTAATCGTAACAGGAACACCTTTAGTGACTTGCGCTACAAAACTTGCTGAGGCGAACACACCTGTTCCAAATTGAACACCCGTGCTGTCTACTTGGTTTGATACGCCAGTAGCCGAGATATAAATCACAAGATCGGCTGCATTTCCGGCGTTTCGCCGACCGCTTGCGATCACTCGCAACAATCCATCAGATTTTGGTGTAAAGGTTTTTGAAACCGTTCCTGGCGCCAATTCTCCACCACCATATTGTATTGGAAATGATCCAAAGTTGATACTATCGGCTCGAACCGCACCAGCTCCAATATTTGAGCCATCTCTTAGTCCCGCAACGTTAGCTTGCAACTTATTCATTTTAGCTGCGGTCAGAGTTTCGCCTGGTGTGAATGTTAAATTTTCGTAAGCCATTATTTTTTAGCCCCCAACTTAAAAATTGGTTTCAATCCTGCGAAAGCTGTGGCCACTGCACCTGAAATCGCCAAAATTTCTTTGGTAAAATTTGGCATAACAATAACGCAAATTGTAGCTACTAGCATATTCACCAAAATTCCAAGGTCAGCTACAAAATACACTGTCGTTTTTGCCTTTTCTGAAATTGCAGGTGTATATTCTGTAGTATCCACGCTATCAAGTGCTTTTTTCTGTAAATCTTCAATCATTTTAACCTCTTTTTCTGTAAATTTCCTTTCATTTATAGGCATAGCCTTAATTTTAGGCTGTTCAGGCGCTTTTTCTTGCTTTTCTTCATTTACAATATTTTGCGACATATCTTTTTTATCCTCATTTTGACTTATAACCCCTTTAATTTCAGGTGTTTTTTCGACTATTTCAGGTGTTGGCACTGGTATTGATTCCGGTGTAGGCGGTTCGTTTAATGTTAATACTGACACTTCTTTTCGTGGACGATAATCAGTCTTTGTGCCATACTCTCCCGCTGGAATCTCAGTTGCTGGCGTTAATTCCACCCAAACATCAATTCCGCCACGGTTAATTTTAGCAAACCACATATTTTCATTTTGAACGACTTCTTGGGCGACAAAAGCTCCCTCAATTTTTACGCTATCACCTGTGTTAATATCACCACCAATTCTGTATCCGTCATTATCAACTTTCACTAACCAACTAGTTGGCACTCCATTTTCTTCCCAAGTGAAGCCAACTGGGCATAACTCATCTATCCGAGCCTCTTTTCTGCCGTCAGTTTCTCTTATTTCAGCAACAGTAAATTTCTGGTTAAACTTTAAGTGTGAGCCAACATTGATTTCATCATCGATTTTCTCGACATATGGTGCTGGTGCTGGTGCATTTTGCGGTTTTCCGGTATAGCGGAAAATTGTCAAATATTGAGTATTATTAATCTCTGCTAATTTATCGTGATTATCTATATGAATACCGTTATAGCCATATGCACAGTGAATGATGTTGTTATTATCAATAAATATTCCAGTATGTCCGTCAGCGCCGTTCGTGTATCCTTGTTTACCCCAAATGAAGATGTCGCCTCGTTGTGTTGGAATATAACCGTTTATATCTGCTTCAATTCGTTGGAAACCAAACTTCGGCAAGTCTACAAACTCTGTTTCGGTGTTACCAATGCGGAAACCTTGCGGTAAAATTCCTGCATAAATTAGGGCGTGATAAATTGAGCTCGAGCAGTCATAAGAGTTCGGGCCATTTCTATAATTCATTGAGTAGCTGACTCTACCTTGCCGCTGTGCAAACCATTCAATTGCTTTATCCATTTTATTTCCTTTCTTACTTACGACTCATCAAACCGCCGTCTAACACAAACTGAGCTAAAGCGCCAAGAATTGCTAGACCAACCGCCCAAACAATCTTGCTCTGATTTTCTTCGAGACGCCGAAGACGCTCCTGATTACGTTCAGTCGATCGCCGCACGCTTTCAATATCTTTACGATGTTCAACGACTTCTTTGTTAATATTAGTGATAATTTCTAGCTGTGTGTTAATATGATCAATGCTATTAGCTAAAGTGTTAATTTTCTCTTCTAAAACATCTAGTCTCGCCTCAAAAACTTCTCTATTAATATATTTTTCTTCCATATTTGTCACCTACATCTCCTGTCCTCTCTTTATCGTTTACTGCACCCAAAAGAAAAAACGGCCTCTTCCGAGTGCCGTTTATTATGTCTTTATTATAACACATTTTCTGACTCTAACCAAGAATCTCTCCGGAATCTAGGCGTGAAGAATCAAGGATAAATAGCTTCATGCTTGGTAATGCTTGCAAATATAATCCCTGTCTAAAATTTGCATTCACTCCACCCTCAAGACTAACGCCTAATATTGCACAGTTATATTGTTCGTTCAGATTGCGAACTTCTAGTCCCACGCTATCAGCCAGTTGTAGATGAGGCGCCATAAAGTTTTTAATAGTAAACTGCATATTTGGCTCACTCATATTTCGCAAAATCCCATCACCTATTTTTGCCATTGCACCGCCAACGCCTCTTTCAGAAATTTGCGGATTATCGCCATATCTATCGCTTATTTTTATCTCATATTCCATAGAGTTTCCAGCAAGTCCCGTGTTTTCTTCGGGGTTAAGTCCATATTTTTCGATACTTGGAATGTTCTGAACAACAACTGGCGATTCTTCCACTTCTTGAATAATTCGCCCAGGGATCGAAAACTCATGTAAATAAGCGCGTGTTCTCAAAGGGTTTTCGACTTCAAGCTTATATTTTGTGCCAAAGCTATATCCGCTTACTTTCAAGCCGTTCAAAACCGCCCCATTTTCATCTTTTGAGTTTTTAAAAACAACTGTCGGCTCAACATTTTTTCCAATCAAGCCATACTTTGCTTTTTCAACCAAATTTAGCCAAAAAGTCGCTTTCGATTTAGCGCCAACAGAGTTTTCTTCACCTTCAAGTTTAAAGGGCGTACCAAAGCCAACTTCTTTCAAATAAGAGCTCTTAACTTTTACGGAGTTAATAATTTTTGAATCGGCGATCTCTAAATCTGTCATATTTGAATAACTAAAATTCCAAGATGAGATTTTATTTTTAGCGAGCTTTTCGCTTGGTAAAAAGTTCAAAATACCGTTTTCATCAGCATAAATCAAAGCGTTTTCATTTTGAGCAACTTCTTTAAAGAGTTCACCCATTGTTTTTTCGCTAGTTAGTAAAAACGGATAAACCCTATTTAAGCTGTCATCGATTTTAAACTGTTTTTCACCAAAGCCACGTCCAATCAAAACTTCCCTTAAAACATCTTTAATTTTCTGATTTTCAAAATAGCTTTGCTGAATTTCTTGAGTCTCAAAATAGCTCATCGCGTCAAACGCTTCAAGCTCCACTGTCGATGCAACAATATTCACTTTTGGTCGACCAATAAAACCGGTAAATACACAAATCATCTCACCACCATAGCCAACAAATATTTTCACTGGTCGTCCGGCTTTAAAGTTAGCCCCAATCTCTGGATTGTTTGGCAAGAATCGTCCAGTTTGGTTGTTTAAAGTAATTTTCGCATTTGCCGAAATCACACCCCAAGCGTATTGTGAAATTTTCCTAGAAATAGAAAAATTCTTAACAAAATCTGATTCATCGCTATATTTAAAAGTGTCAAATAGCGTAATGACATCTTCTGAACCTTTCAAGAAGTTGTTATTATCTAACTTGCTCGAATCTAGCGCAAAGAAACCCGCATCTTCTCGGATTTCTTTGTTCCAGCCGATCTTAACCACAAAATCAGTTTGTTTTTGCGATTGCTTAAGAGTATTAATAAAACTATCACTTACATTTTGACTCATCTAAAACTCCCGAATCGTTACATCTAATGCAGTTAGCAAATTTCCACCCCTTCGGTATTCACTAACGCTAAAGTCGGTAATTAGCCCTGTAAATTTCAGCACGCCCCAAACGCTTTCGTTATTCTCAAAAGTGATTTGAGCTTGATTTTCCAAATCTTTAAAATATCTCACCAACTCCGGAGTTGCGCGATCATAGCTAAGTTTCACGCGCTTTTTATCGGGGTATTTCTGTCGCTCAATCGTGCCGTCAATCGCAAAACTATCTGTTTTAATAGTTTCAGGATCGTCATTATAGCTAGTTGGTTGTTTTAAAATCTCATTTCCATTTATTTTTATCATCGCAAAGCTCCCATCTGATCAAAACTTAAACCTTGGCTTTTAAGAGCGGTATTAATCTTTTTAGCAATATTGATAGCATCCGCTTCTTCAAAATCTCCACCTCTAGTCTCAACATTTACGCTAATATTTACAGTATTTCCGCCGCCAGTGCCGCCACGCTCAGCAAGCTGTCCGGCCAAGTTAGTAATCCAGCCAGTGTTATTCTCAAGAGGCATCACCGCTTCTTTACCGGATTCACCGATAATTGCCATTGTGGCGCTATCTACCACACCACCCTTGGCAAGCATTGGAATTGTCGGGAAATTAGGATGAGCGCCACCTAGCCCCGGCACCCAATCAGGAACTCTGACACTATTTAACCTGCGAATGACCGAGTTAACGCCACCAATAACTGCATTAATCGGTGCTTTAATAAATCCAACGATAGAACCAAATACAGTTCTAATGCCAGCCGCCAATCCGTTCACCCCTTGCACAATTCCATTCCAGAGTCCAGCAAAAAATCTCGCAATCGGCTGAATAATAGTGTTGTTTATCCAGTTAGCAATCGGTGAAATTACAGACATCACGGAACTTATGAACCCTCGCACCATGTTTACAACTCCGTTCCATAAGCCTGAAAAGAAGTTGGCGATTGGCTGAATAATAGTGTTGTTTATCCAGTTAGCGATTGGTAAAACTACGGCCATTACAGAATTTATAAAAATTTGTGTTATGTTCACAATCCCGTTCCAAAGGTTTGAAAAGAAATTAATAATCGGTTGAATAATATTATCATTTATCCAGCTTACAATTGGCGTAATCACCGCCATAATAGTATTTATTATCGCCGAAATGATAGCGTTAACCGTATTTATGTAAGTAGTAATTATACCAACGATAAGGTTAAAAATCGTTGAAACAAAAGTACAAATGTTATTCCATACTGTTTGCCAATTTTGAAATAGCCAAATAAACGGCTGAACAATGCTCTCAATCGCAGTTGCTACTATGGCAACAATCAAAATGAAGACGCTTGAAACAATTCGCCAGAAAAACTCAAAGATCGGCGAAACGATTTTTAAGAAATTTTGAAAAGGTGGAATAAGCACGTTAGCTACGGCTGTAATTACACTAATAATACCGCCAAAGACTCCACCTATAAATTTGACCAATCCGCCAAAGACTCCACTCAAAAACTTCACAAATTCACCAAAAATTTGTTTGCCAATCTCCGTTTGCGTAAAGAACCAAACCAATCCAGCAACAACCGCAGCAATCGCTAGAACAATTAAACCAATTGGGTTAGCTGACATAGCCACATTGAATGCTGTTTGTGCTACAGTTGCAATATTTGTTGCTGCAGTTTGAAGTCCTACCGCTACCGCATGAGCTTTTGCGCTAATCGAACTGGCAATCTGTGCTTTATTTAAGCTTTGATACCAAGTTACCGCTTTGCTTAGGCCGTCAACCATTTTACCGACGGCATCACTAATTTTCGTTATAGCGTCAACAATTTGGCTAGTAATTACGATTGCTTTAAAGCTCGCCCACAAAACCGTAAGTGTAATCATTGCTGGTTGAATATTATTAATGATAATCTGAGCAACCTCTTTGATTTTTTCCTTGTTTTCTTCAAGCCACTTGGTTGTTTTCTCGACCTTTTCACTCATTTGAGCAAAAATACCGTTCGGGTCAATTTCACCTGTCGCTTTATTAACGCCAATTAATTCTAAGCCAACATTACTAATCGTTTCTTGCAAATTACTCATTCGCCCATCAAAAGTTTGGGCTTGTTTTGCTGCACCATTAAAGGCGAAGCCACCTTCACTTGCAGCAGTTTTTAAGGCTGTTTCCAAAATCTCCGCCGAAACTTTACCTTTCGACAAGGCGGTCATAACATCACCAAGGCCACGTTTATTTAGCTCATTTTGAAGAACTTCACGCACTTTTCCGGCGCCACTGTTCAAAATCTGGTAAAAGTCTTGGGTATCAAGTTTTCCTTTAGCTAAAGCTTGAGATACTGGCAAAACTAGCTGTCCCAAATCCGCACCGGTCGCTCCAGCAATATCGCCAAGCCATTTCATTCGTGAACCGAGTTTATCAACACTAACGCCAGCACCGAGCAAAGTTCGAGCTGCAGCATTAATATCATCAGCGCTAAAAGCTGTTTCCAAGCTAAATTTATTAAGCTGAGCCATCACTTTTCGAGCGCCTTCGGCTGATCCGGTCAAGCTCTCAAAACTAGCTCGCACTGATTGCAAAGTTGAAGCTTCTTTCACAAAAGCATTCAAGCCAAAACTTCCACCAACTAAAGTAGCGCCCAGTAGCTTCATTGCACCCTGAACTTTTCCGGCCATATTATTCGCACTGTTTGCGATACTTTCCAAACTTCGTTTGTTCTTCTTAGAAAAGTCGTCAACGGTTTTGCCGGCGCTTTTCATGAGAGTTTCAAACTGTTTAGTATCTGCTCGAACTGTTAGCGTAATCGTATTGCTCATTATTTAGTCTTTCTCTTCATCTCTTCAATTTGTTTAGCCTCAAAAGTGGCTTCAATATTTAACTTAATTCTGACTGCATCAATAAACTCGGCTGGCTGGTTTTGATAATCCCACCAAGTCCAGCCGAATTTTTCGCATATTGTAGCAATCATGAACATTTCAGGCACTTCGCCCTTGCCAGCTTTTATGCTTCGTTCATAAGTTCTGGCGTCTTGGGCGAGTTTTCTAAATTTTGGCTATTTCGCTCAAAAATTTCACTACAAGCTTTCGAAATAACTTCGTAGTCTTCGGCGAATTCGCTATCCATCAATTTATCGAAAGCTCCTTCAGTTGTTCCGTCGTAATCAACCAATAAAATTTCAGTAGCGAGCTCTTGCGCTTCAATCATCTGATCACCTTCTAGCACAAACTTAATTTCGCCACCCTGAGTGCTTTCAGGTGTGATTTTTTGGCGTGAAAGCAATGCTTTTTGGTATCTATTACGGTCTCGAACTCGCAAAAAGTTCCTTATTACAGCATATCGGCCGTTTTCTAACTCAATTCGTTGGTCTCGCATAATTCCTCCTAATAATCAAAGCTATTAATCAATTCAGCTTCAATAGTTTTTCCAGTTTTAATATCATTTAACACTTCAAAATTGATTGTTTCAGTCGCTAGATCGCTCAAACCATAACTTGGGTCATAGCTTGAAATTCCAATTTTAGCTGCACGAATCTTCAAGCTTGTTGGTGTTTTTGCTCCGGCCTTGTGGCGGTCATCAATCAAACCAAATTCCAAAGCGTAGCTTTTACCAGCAACGGTTGCATCTTGATATTTCGTATTTTGGATTTTCTGTTCAAAGCTTCCGCTCGCTTCAAAGTCCATGTTGAAAATTTCGCTCACATCACCTTTGTAAAAATCTGTGTTCAAGTTCTTTTTAAATTCCAAACTAAAGCTGGTTGGCATTACATCTGGTGCAGTTGCAAGTCCAGCTAGATCATCAGCGAGTTTCAAGTAAAAATCTTTTGGCAAAAATTCAGGTTCATCAATATATCCTGCAATAATTGAATTTTTAGCCACTCGCTCACCCTTTTTCGAAATAAAGTTCATTTCAATCTTTGGGTAATCGTCAGCTTGCCAAGAAATTTTAAAGCTATCAAGCATTGCGAAAGTATATTTTTTCGCCTCAATGTCATTTTTAATAGCTAAAGTTGCCGAACTGTGACTGTTTGAGTTGCTTAAAGCAAAGTCATATTTTTTAGCTTTATTGTCACCATCAATAGCACCTTTTGTAGGTTTTTGGCCAAATGCCAATGCTAAAAAGTAATAAAGCCCTTTAATAAACATTTTTCCGCCAATTGTGCCTTCGCCTTTAACGCTCATTACATCAATTGAGTTATTTTTTACGATTGAGCCATATGCAGACTCGTTATTTTTAGTCTCGATTGTATCTTTAAAACTAAAATCAAGTTGTGGGTAAAAATAGCTTGGGTCTTTCGCAGTCCCTCGTGTATCTTCGAGATTAATTCCAATAGCTATTTTTCGACCAACGATTGCGCCTTCATTCATCTTATTCTCCTTTTAAAATTAAAGCCCAATCAACCAAATTTTAAACCAAAAGAAAATACGGCCGTTTGAGCCGTATATTTATATTTTTATTATATCAATTATTTATATTTTTAGCAAGCGCTAAACTTTCGCACCTTTACTTCTATTACATTTCCAACACAAAGTTTGAAGATTATCTTCAGCAGTTAATCCACCCTTTGAAACTGGTATAATGTGGTCAATTTCAAGTAGCAAGTTCGGTTCTCGATTTAAGTTATTCTGGCACTTCTTGCAAGTGAAATGATCTCGCTCTTTAATCTTCTGTCGCAAATTCGCTGTCATTAAAGCCCTTTGTCCAGCAGCGCTTTTTCTAAACTTAACAATATCAGCCAAATAGTTAATGAAACTTTCCAAATTGTCGGTATCTAACACAACTTTAGTTTCCATGCTAGAATTTCCACCAGCTGAAATATATTGAAATTTATAAACCGGAACGTAAGCGTCGCTAAAGTCAACAGGTTCAAAACCTAGCTCTCTCTCAAGTTTCTTTTTTCGAAAAACACGAATCACAAACGGAACTTGATTTTTTAAGCTTTTTAGCAATGTTTCCCTTTTGCCTTTCAAAATTTCAACACCATTTTTTGCAGCCAAGAATTGGTTTAATGTCTCTTCGAACACACCAAGATTTTCTTCGGTTGGTTTAATGTTGAAATATTTACACAAATACTTAAATGGTTGATTTCGCGCATTTCGGCAAACAGTACTTGAGCAGTTATGAGTGTATTTGCTTTTTTCGTATTTATTTAATTCTTTTCTTTGAAAATTCCAAGCGCTCGCGTCGTTAACTTCCGCCCGACCTTGCTCTACTTGGTTGAAATCAACATAAACACTTTTCAGTGATTCGATATGTGCATTCATTTCGTTGCACTCACGAACATAGTTGTCGAGTTTTCTTTTAATTTTTAAGAAATCTTCACCTTTAAAATAGAAATATTCCCAAATTAGGTAAGGTGACGCAAGAATTAATAGCGCTATTGTAATAGGTAAAAACATAATAGCTACAATGATTATATAAACGTATTTCATAACTCAATTATAGACTTTTTTGTCTAAAATTCAAATATTTTCAGCTATTTTCATGCCAAAACTCAAACTCAACTCTCTTGTAAAGATTCCATCACCCCTTTCGCCGTAGCCATATTCCATTTTTACGCCAGATTCGCCCAGGTTTAAAGCCACTCGTTCGCCCAAATAACCAGCATCTTGGTTTTTTACCAAAATACCCATTATTGAATCCGGTAAAAGTTGCATTTTTTCATTTCTACCGCAAACGATTCGGTGCAAGGTTGCAAAACTATTAATATTTTTAGCATTCGTAGTTAAATCTCGAGTCAAATCCACCGCCACGGTTAATTTTACGGTTAAATTTGTGGTAATTTCAAACGCGGCCGAATCTTCCACATCTTGTTCTGTATATTCCATAAAACAAAGCGGTAAAGAGTTTTTCGCTACTATCACAGGCTCACCAAAATAAAACCGCCCCTTTAATTCTTTCACGCAATTTTTCTCTAAAATATCCTTAATTCGTTCAAGTATTGGGTCTTTATAAAAATTATTATTCATTATCTGCTCTCCTCAAATAAATATTTTTGAATATTCTGCCTTAATTCTTGCCAATCCATTTCACGCACACCCCACATCTTTCGCACTGGTAGTTTTCGTGTTCCTAATTGGTGGAATTTAAAATAAGATGCCGAGTTTGAAAACTCCACTTCTTGCGATCTGGTCGTGTGTCTAAAACCTTTCTGCATTTTTCGAGTTTTTTGCAAAATCGGGTGACCGTAAGCTTTCTTTCTTCGTTTCCATCTGCCAAAGCCTGAACCACCGCTCTCAAAGTTTCTTTGAATTTCTCGCTCAAAATAATTAGCAAAATCTTCAAGGGGCTTGCTCAAGTTTTGAGATTGTTTCCAGCGGTTTTCAAAATCTCGAATAATCGCCTTTTCACCAGAGCTTTCAATCGAAAACTGAATTAGACTCATTTAAAAATCCTCAACTCTCCGCTGTCGATATTTACCAAATAAATCTTCATCTCCTGTGCTCCAAACTTCATTTTCGGTGCGTTTATCTTCTTCGTTTTCTTGTAAAGCTTTAATCTCAGCCTTAGCTAATTCAATTTTACGGTAGCCATCTTTGCTTGTGTCGGTTATTTCTTGATTAAAGCCATATTCTCGCACCAATAGTTTTCCGGCGGCGTAAATTCGTACAATATAGCCCACAATATCACGGTTTTGTTCTATCGTACTAACAGCTAAAACCTTTCGAATTTCAGCCAATACTTCACCGCGGATTTTTTCCACTAGAGCTTGTCGAACATTGCTATAATTATAACTAACATTAGCAATTTCGCCGTTTTTTGAGTTATTAGCTAGTTCAATAACGCCATTCTCAGCGTCAATATTTAATACTTCCATTTTTTCGCCACCGCAAAACACGGCCACATCTTCAAAATCAACCAAATCGTTATAATTTGAATCTGCAATAATTCCATCATTCAAAATAATATGATTTCCTTGAATCTCTGCACTAATATTTTGCTGGCGGTGAATCAACCCTGCTTCTTCTAAGATAGCTTGCACGCTTTCAAAATTTTTATCACTCATTTTATTCCTTTCTGGCTTGCAAAAAAGAAAAAACGACTCTTTTGAAAGCCGTCTATTACCTTTTTATTATATCAAATTTTCAGCCAAAATAAAACCAGCCAAGTTGGCTGATTCTATTCTCAAAAGTTAGCTTATTTTCCAGTTGAGGCTACAATTCGTTGGATATCAGCAAATGCTGCGTCGAATCGGCCACGAAGTCCCCAGCTAAACACATCAGTTTCGAAAGCTCGATCGCTGTTTAGATCAGTTTTAGCTACAGGTGCACCAACTTTTACGCGTTCAGCGATTGTAAGTGGCATAATACCATCACCTGCTGCAACCAACGCCCAAGTTGTGTCAGTAATTCGTGGATCAACAATTAGCTCAACCGCTTTGTAATCAGTGTTAGTTTCACCATTTGCGCCAGTCATTGCTTTCAAAATCTTTTCAGCAGCAGCACGGTTTTTTGTTCCAACAATCAAGTGAGTTGGCATTGCAAAAATTGGTTCACCGTCACTATCAGTCATTGCAAGCAATGCATCATAAGCTTTTGTGAAAGTCTCTTTTGAAAGTGCACCAGTGATCAAGTTTCCGCGTTTTGCAGAAAATACCGCTTGGCCATCACTTAATTTTGCAGTAAAACCAAGTTCAAGCGCTGCGATAGCCAATGAACCGTAGTAGCGGTTTGCTTTACCAGTCATCATTTTAACCATTGCAGGAACACGGCCGATGTTGTCATCTTCAACATCTTCACGTTTCACATCAAGAGTTGCTTCGTGGGTTCGAGGCACGATTGTTACTACTGAATCTTCAGCTACACCGTGTTTGCGTTCTGCTTTAAATTCTCGCATTCCAGGAACGTTTGAAACAGTTGCAATATTTACTGCTGAGCTACTTGTTGGAGTAACATCATAAAGCACGTTTTGTAATGGATCTTTAACTTCTTTTGAAGTTGTTTTAAAAACGGTTTGAATTGTCAAGTTTAAATTCTTTAATTTTTCGTTCATCTTCCTTCTCCTTAAAATTATTTAATTTTAACCAAAACCTTAGATTCGTTAACGATACCAACGATTTGACCAATTTTTACATCAGCTGAGGCTGAAGCTACAGCTACTTTGTCAGCATTAACAATCTTAACGCCTTTTCCAAGGTCTGTTGCTACGGCTGAGTCTTTGCCAAGTTCGAACACACCTTCTGTGCAAATTCGCACTTCATTTCCACGAATCACATCTGCTGTGTTTTCAAGCGCAATTCCTAGAAAGTCTTTTCCAGCTTCACCAGCTTTAGCATTACCAGTTTCGTCAACGGTCACGATTTGACCGATCTTAATATCGTTTGCGCCAAATTTGGCTGAGATTACATCACCATTTTGTCGATAAAACATTATAGATTCTCCTTTTTTACTTCTTTATAATCTTCTTCGCTTAAACCGAATTTCTCAATAACTCTCTTATCTTCATCGGTTAGCTCAACTTCATCACTTGCTTTTGCGTTATTTTCGCCATCTTCATCAGATAGTCGCATATCCGGCATCTTTTCAAAGAGTTCCGAAAGTAATACATCAGTTGGTTTTGAAGTTTCATCACTTAAATATACATCAGCCTGAACGCTAGATAGAGCAATAAAGTTTTCTCGCATTGCAGGCACTACTTTTCCTTCGCTCAAAAGCTGATCGAATTTCTTTTTAGCTGAAGAATTCTTTTTCTTGCGTTCAAATTCTGCTTTCTCTTTTTCGAATTCTTCACGCTCTTTTCGTAATTTTTCAGCTTCGTCATCTTCTTGATTTTCATCAGCTAATTGCTCATCTGCATTTTCAACTTCAGCTTCTGTTTCAGCCTCGGCTTCTTCTGGGTTTTCAGCTTTTTCGATCTGTTCTTTTACAGCTTCGGCCTGGTCTTCTGGCACTTCGATTTCTTCACCAGCTTTAATTAGTTCGTTTTTCTCTTCATCGTTAAGAGTAAACTTAACTTCAATGTCGAAATCTCGGTCGTTCTTAATTTTTACAAGATTCATCTCTTCTCCTTTCTTAATTTCTTTATCACTGAAAAGTATACTTGCGCCACTTTCGCTCAACGCCACGAATTGATCCATTCCCTTAATGTAAGGGTCTGCAACCAATCCCACGTGTTTTAAAAATGCTCCAACATATTTTCCAGTTCGTTTATCCAAATAATCTTCGCTAAATCCCATCGATACATCCGGAATTAGTCGTTTTTCGATTTTATCAGCCGTGTCATTATCTCGAATCTCAATTAAGGCATCAATTCCATCATCAGTAATCTTCAATTCCTTAACTTCGCCTCGGTTCAATTCCGCCAACTCAATGCTGTCTTTCGGGTGTCCAAGCGGAACTGGCACAACACCATATTTTCCACTTTTGAAATTTCCAACCATTTCGTCTGCAAATTTCTTGTCCAGAATCATCTTTCCGTTGCCGTTTGGGTTCACATATTCGCCAAACTTGCAAATCTGTTTCCAAAACTGCTTGTATTGGTTCGAATCTTCACTTAGCCGAATTTCCAAATCTCTATTTATAAAAATATACATGCATTTCTCCTTAAATATAAGCTCGCTCAAGTCGTAGCGAGTTTCTTTTTGAAAAATGGCAAAAGAAAATACGGCCTTAGCGAGCCGTATATTATATTTTTATTATAGCAGTTTTAATTTGGGTTGTAAAGAGTTTATTTTATGGATTATTCTTTTTCGATACCAAAAGCATCAAATGTGTTATTTAGCATTTCAAGCCGTGGGTTATCATCATCATCAAGCTGCGGTTCGGCATCGATTTCTTCAACAAGTAATCCGGTTTTTTCATCATACAATCTATAAAAAGTATTATATCCACCCCACTCTTCATTTTTATAAAAAAGTGAAATACAATATTTACCCTCAAATTCACCAAGATATTTAGCGTTGGCGTTGTTGAATTCATTTTTTATTTCTTCTAGAATTTTTTCAATCATCTTCTGCCTTTCATAATTAATTTTAGCATATCTTCATTAATTTTGCGATTATCAATTCTTAAAAGCCTTACTTTTGTGAATAGATCTCTTCCAAGATATTCTTTTGCTTTATATATCTTTCCAGTTTGTGGGTCAACAATAAAGATACCTTTAGAAGTTTTTTCTAGCACTGATGTATGGCCACTGTTTCCGCCTTTCCAATGCCAAGCTATTTGGTATCGACTATTAGGTTCGATATTTTCAATAATCCTATTTAAATTATCTTTTGAGCCATCGGAGTATTTCAACTCTTTTCTTGAAGAAAATTCTACATAGTTTTTGATAAAGTCTTTATCGGAAGCGCCCCATAATTCTAGAATTTTCTGATCGTTTCCTAACTTCACCGAGCCTCGCAAATTCCCTAAGGCCTCAACATCATAACCCCTTCTTCGCATTTCATAAGTCGGAACGCATCGCTGACAGTTTATTTGATATTCTCGAGCTTTATCGTAATTTGGGTTTGTTCCGCTCAAGGCTAATTGAGGCGGAATTTTAGTTTTATTTGGCAAAACAAATTCTTCATTGCGAATCCTAGCTAGCCCTGCTTTTTTGGTTTCGTCCTTGTCTAATTCACCACGAGCGATTAACTCACCCTTTGGCGTTTTCACAAAATCATCTTTTCGTTCCAAAAGCTTTTTGTCCACCGGATTTTCGCTTTCATCACCACCTTCAACCACTCGCACCAAAGTTGCACGGCAGCCAAAATGACGTGGTGGAATCATATCAGGGTTTTTCTGCCATTCTTGCCAAGTCATTCTCTTGTTATTCAAATATGAACAGCCAGCAGTGGTGTGTCCATCGATAATTGCCGAATATTCAACCAAGTCATCAGGTTTAAAATCGCTATAAATACCAGCATTCACACCTCGACCAACCAAATAACTTGCTGTTGGTTTAGCTCGTTTCAAAAACCAGCTTATCACGCTTTCAATTAACACACCGGTCGCTAAGTTCCGCAAGAAATCGCTCGATTCTTCAGCAAGCAAGGTATCGTTCCAACTTTCGCTTTCCAAAAATTGCTTCAAGTCATTCTCTTGTTTTTCAAAAATCCAATTTATATATTCTTTTGCGTTTTTAGAAAATTCCGGCGAATCTTTACCCGCTTTTCGCCCTTCACGATTAGCGCTAAAAATCTTGCCTTCAGTGTAGGCTTGTTTAAAGGTTTTGATTAGCAAATCTTTATATTCTTTTGAAAGCTCAATTTTACCTGTTTCTTTAATCTCTTTCGCCACACTTTCAAAAATCGTGCGGCTTTGGTCTAAAAAACGGTTTTCAATGTCTTGCCATTTCTTATCTAGGTTCGAAAAGTGCTTATCTGGTGGCGTTATCTCACTAGTAGGTTCATTTTCGCTCAAATTCAACTGCTTTTTATTCTCAATTTGAAAACCTAATTGATTTGCGACCTCATCTTCAACTTGTTTAACCACTTCATCGCTAACTTTGTCTTTATCCACCATCTTTTTAAAGATTTCAAAGATTGACTCAATTTTAGACTTGTCTAATTTTGCAAATTTGAACTGTGGGTAATGCGGTTCGGCAAAGTTCAAGTCAATTAAATCAGCAATAATATATTGGTTAATGTGTGCTTCCAATTTGTCCAAAATACTCTGCAAGCTCATTTGGAAAATACCGGCTTGCGTATTCGATAGCGCATAGCTTCCGCTCGAACTTTTACCTTGCGCCCCCAAAAGCATAAAATTCGCCATGAAGGCAAAAGCCATTTCGCTCTTTTGACGTTCGATACTTTGATGTGGGTCTCGACCATCGCTTTCTAATGTTTTTATATCATAACCAAACGGAACACTGACAGCCGAGTTAGTTTTACCAAATTTACCGATTGTGTGAATAATCTTTCGCATTGCTCCAGAACCTACGCCCAAATGTTCTTGTGTTTCGGTTAAAATCTTTGGTTTAATTGCATCATTTTGCAGAGCGATTGAATCTAAATATTCCAACTTTTGCTTTTTGTCATAGTTTTTATAGAGAGAGTTTAAAATACTTCGACCATACAATCTGTTAAATTTCTTGTTGTGAGTAAATAAAAATGTTTTATATGCCGGAATCTCTACCACTCCGCCATCTTCCAAAGTCTGTTTAATTCCAACATATTCACCTTTTTCAGCTTCAAGTTCCACGCTCAAGCTATCTCTTAAAGCTAATTTTTTAAGTTCCATTTTACCATCTTTATTTAAGCGATACACTTTTTCCCAAACAGCGAAACCATCGGTCAAGGCCAACATTGCCTCATCTAAAAATAGATCAAATGGTGTTTCAATTCCACCCTTAAAGCTACTTTCAAAAAGATTCTTTCGCACAAAATCCGCTTGTTCTTTTGCGTTCTCATCTTCATCTTCCGCCACAATTTGGTATTCACTCGCCAAAATCGGCATCGTGACGATATTAAACAAACCTTCAACCGTCGGGTCTTTCATCATTTCACGATAATCTCGAATCTTCCGCTCTCGATTCCAAGCGTTCATCTCTTGTTCGTAGTCGCCAAAAATCAGGCTGCCACTTATCGTGCTACCAATTTCTTTTTGTAATTCTTCAATCTTTTTCCTGCCAAACATCTCTTCTCCTATTTTTAACCAACAGAAAAAGCCCACCGCTTTCGCGATGAGCCGTATATTCTAATTTAATTATATCATCTTAAAGACAATTTAGCTAGCTTTTGAAAATGATTTAATAACCTTAACTAGACTATTTATAGAATCTAGCCCAAATATGTCCGATAGCTCTATTTTACCCAAAGACTCTAGTTCGATGTTAACACCTCCATTTATTATTAAGCCTGCTTGCTTTATATTCTGAGGGTTCCCGCTCGCTACACCTTCTGCAAAATCTACTCCAAGCGCAGTTAGCCGAACTCTACTATAGACTGCTTCGTTATCCATAGTCTTTCGTCTATGTACGCGTACATAACCACTATCTATTAGATACTCTAAACTCTGGATAACCCTAGCGTTACTGTCGACAATTTCTGTGATAGCATTTGCCAACTCTTCTTCGTCTGTCTCTAGGTCGTCCTCATCAATTACTAAAGAGTTAAAGGAAACTCCTGGATTGTCTCGTTCTTCTTTATACATCAGCATTAATATCTGTTTAGCATATTCACTAATCTTTAATTTTGCCATCTCTTCTCCTTATTTCTACTGTTAAATATATCTTCTATTATACTCCTTTTTTAGTCTAAAATAAAATCATCCGCACTCACCAACTTTTGACCGTCTACTAACAACATCCGAATCGCATAAACCATTGCATCCACCATATCATCGTGTGCACCATTCGGAAATTCCATCAACTGATCGTGCAAATCCTGGATCTTGTTTGCGTTTTGCAAAAAATAAATCTTTCCGGATTCGAAAAATCGACTAACACTAATTAAACGTGAAGTTTTATCGGCATTAGCTTTTAATCCAACCAAAGGTAGTCCAGCTAACAAATCTTTAAACACCAAGCCCAACGCCCCTTCTTCAATTCCGATTCTTTCAGGCGAAAATCTCGCATTCAACCTTTGAATATCTGCGCCGTTCTCCGAAACACTAAAGCGATCATTACCAACATAACGCACAAATACATTACCGAATTGATCAAGGCTCGCCACCACTTTTGCGGTCGGATCGGCAGTGTCTCGTTGTGAAACAGCTGGGTCGATCGCCAAAACCGTTCTTCGAATTACCGTATTTTCGGGTAGTTCGTCGATCCACTTAATATTTTCAGGTTTCACAATCAAATCATCTTCGCTAAGCGGTTTATTTTGATACTCTTGAGCGAATACGATCGAGCCCACATATTTCGGGTGGTTCGGATCATCTCGCAAAGCTTTCAACTCTTCCAAATTCATATGCTCCGGCCACAAAGCAAATTCTTCGCCTTTCGCATCTTTCATAATTGCTGAAAATAACATCGTTCGCCAACTCCGAAAGCCTTCCTTACCATCTAAAATATTCTGCAAAAGCGAGTCATAATGCAAAATCGTTCCAATCATAATAATTCGCCCTTTTCGACTCAACGCTGGCATTGCCGCTTTCCTGAACCAATCTTTTAGCTTTTTTCGTTGATAAGCTGTTGCAACTTGTTCATCATTTTCCAAGTCATCAAAAATAATCAAATCAGGGCGAGCCGAGCCGTCCCGGATACCACGAATTTTCATACCAGCACCTTTGGCAGTCCACCGCACACCACTCGCCGTTTTAATATCGCCATCTCGCCACAGTTCACCAGTTAAATCACCATAAAGCCACTTTAAACGGATATTACCATCAATCTCATCACGCAGCGCATTCACAAACTCCACACTCTGAGTTACAGTGTCGCTAATAATTAAACCAAATCGCACCTTTTTTTGAACTGTCGCCCAAAGTGCATAGGTAAAGTTAACGATTGTCGACTTGGCATGACCACGGGGTGCACAAATCGCCACTCTTGAATTTTCACCGCTAATCTCTCGTAAAATCTGCTTGTGAAAATCCGGCGTTTCCAGTTCGATATATTCTTTTGAGATAAACCAACCGAATAAATGAATATTTTCAGGTCGCTTAAAAATTCCCCTTAAAACTTTACGCAAAAAGGGCTTATCGTGGCGATATTTCTCGCAAACTCGCAAAATATCTGCTCTTGTTAGCTCTTTATTAGCTAAAGATTGCGTCGTCAAGTTCGGCATCGCTTAAATCCTTTTCTTTCTGCGCCTTAATCTTCAAATCCTTTTCATCACGCCAGCCACAAATATTCTTCATTGCAAAGATCACAAAACTTGCGCTTGTCACTCCACTCAAACCAATATTGATCAAAAACTCTTCCTGTAATTCTTTCGCCTGCTTGTAGGTTTCGGAAAATTCTTTGTGCTTTTTCTTCCATTCATGCAAAGTATCCTGATTAACCCCTATTTTTCGTGCAAATTTCGCAAAAGTTGGCATTTCGTTAGAAACTCGCCTTTTTATAATGCTCGCACTACCACCATCAGCGCTAAGTTTACGCATATCTTCAACTACTCTTGTCGCATCTACGCTAAAAAACTTTATAAGCTCCCCACAATATTTTTGATCATATTTTGTAGGTCTTCCAACTTTTTTCTTCTCGCTTTTTTTAGCCATATTTCCTCCAATAAAAAAAAGACTCCGCAAAAATCGGAATCCGTGTTATCTACATTAATTATATCATAAAACCAAGCTGAACGCATAAGTTATTTCTTGCCAATGGAAGCAAGGAGTAGCTTTAAATGTGCAGTTCGAACCTTTTGACACGCCACTCTAAATACACGGCACGTCCAACTTGGTTGTTTCGAACTGATAGATTGCCCATTATTCCCCTTATGTATATTATAGCATATATCTACTAGATTGACTAATTATTTTTATTCGTAAAAAATTCTGCTATTTTCTTAATTCCAAGGAGATCTGAAGCTTCTGCCTTAACTATAGAATCAAGTTCAAGTGAAAAATTCATGTCACCATTCACAACCAGTCCAACTTGCTTCATCTTCTCCCTATCTCCACTAGCAACATCCTCCACAAAGTCAGCCCCTTTAGATGACATCCTCAAACCACAAAACGTAGCATAATCACCAAATGGTGATGGATCCACTTTTCCAGCGGTAAGATATCCAGATTCCAATAAATAATTTACACTTTGAAGCACACGCAATGAATTACCGCCTGCTATCTCTAACATATCGTCTATTAAATCTTTATTTTTATTTTTAGTATCTTTTACATTTGTAGGGTCTATTTTTAAGGCATAAAATAAACTTGCAGGTTGGGATAATTCTTTTTGATACATAGCAAATAGCATTCGCTTTGATACCGTGCTAATATTGTTTTCTTCCATACTTACATTATATCATATTACAGTTTTAGCTAGTTGTTCGACCTCTTTCTTAACTCAAAATAAAACTCTTCATAATCTTCTATAAATTTCAAGATTCCTGGGTGTAAACTATCCGAAGTTCCTATAAGGCTTTTAAAATATTCATACCGTCTTTTAGTTCTGTTAGCGAAATATTTTAACCTTTTCATTCTATCCGCAATCTCTGCTATGAGTTCGGCTTGTTCTCTTAAAGATATGTCATTATACTTTTTGAAGTCGTAATTATCACATTTGGGAGTATACCTTTCGGCCTCATATGGTTCTTTTTCTTCAAGAGAACCGTAGAATTTTTCAAATGTTCCTTCTTTATGAAGAGTAAGTAGAATTTCGTTTTGTTCCTTGATAAGTTCGTTCTGTTCATCAATATTTTCATCAATCGTCATTTCTTATCTCCTTTTTTATATAACTTTTGTTATGTTCGGCTTATAACACATAACACCGTGTTTCTTATACATTTCATTGATTTGGTCATCATCATCAAATGCGAAGAGGATATTTTCAAAACCAATATGCTTTTCAATCAAATCTTCCTTGACTTGATAAGCTGGTCGCCAGTCTTTCTCGGGTCGCATAAGAATATCTCCCTCTTCAACCATAATACTAAAATATTTTTCTAACCATTCTGCAGTGGCTGTAATGCTTTTAATATTTCTAGCAGTGATGAATTTAATATCTATATCAGAACTCTCCGCACATTGTATGTTAAATAATATCTTATTTAAATTGAGAATAGGCTTATCTTTTAAAATTTCATCATAAGAGTAGAAACTATCATAGTCCTTATCTTCACCCTGAATATATTTCAATCGATGAGAGCAATCTGCTAAAACACCATCAATGTCAAAAACTATATATTTCATTTTACTTTATCTCTACCTCTTTACCTTTGTAATAACATTTACCGTCGATAAAGTCTATATCGTTCCGCCAGAAATCGGTTGAATAAGTTCGGCAAATTTTAATCTTTCGTTCCGTGTCAGCGCCGTATTTCGGCGGTTCATTTCGAACAGCCTCTATGATTATGAAAGCAGTCCAGCCTATCCAAAGTAGAAATAATAGGAGCACAAACACTCCAAACCAATCTGTATTTTCGATAAAATCTTTCATTTTATAATCCTCCTTTCTTTAATTTTTCATACTTTTCTGGATTTTCATTTATATTGCCAATAACTCTAATATCTTCATTGGAGATATAATAATCGAAGTGCTGAAATGATGTCGGTTCATCACTTTCATCTTCAAAATAAAATTCATCTAACCAATCCATATTTGGGTAAGGCTTTCCATAACGGACAACTCCTACTTTTCTTCTTTGCTCATAGCTGTCTGTCATTGTGTCATATACGATTTCAATAATATCTCCCTCATAGATTTCTCGGCCAAAGCAATCTTTTGCACCAGTCCAGCGTTCCATAAAAAACTCTTCATCAAGATAACCCTCAACAGATGAATGGTTCCTATTATATTGTTTTCTAGATTTTTCCAGTAAAACATCTACATAAGGTTTATAAAATGGTAGTTTAGTTTCTTCATCCCGAAATTTATCAATCTTGAAAGATACTAATTCATATCCGTATTGCTTTGTTGGATTATACCAATATCTCGCACCAATTATATCGTCCATTTATTTACTCCTTTTTCTTTAATCTTTATGCTTTGTTCTCTCCCTCGACTTCTTCAATCTTGAAGACATCTTCTGCGTTTAGTCTGTGGACATAAAATTTGTTTGGGTGCTTTGCTTGTTTGGCGACAATCTCGTATTGTGTTTGTACCATGAAGTCTTGGACAACCCTTGCGATTTTTCCGCGGTGGACTTGGTTTTCGCTTCGTTGTTTCGTTGGTCGATAGTAGACGTTTTCGCCGACTTCAAACTTGGGATATTTTAAGGATGGTTTTTGTAGTTCTTCCATGTCTTGTTTTCTCATTTCCTGCTTTAATAATTTAGTTAGTATTTTAGCGATTTTCTTTATTGCTCATAAGTCAGATATGTCTTCCATTCTTCTGGGTGGTTGTCTAAACTTTCTTCAATATCTTTAACTGATTTAAAATATATTGTCGACCTTTTTTCCGTATGTTCAACGTCTCTCCAAAGTCTCTTGCTTTCAGCGTGACAATAACCGTAATGTTTAGGTTGTTCATCATCACTCCAGTCTGGCTTAAACCCTTTAGTATCTTGCTTGATAACTGCTCTTGCTTTCAGATATTTCAGATAAGCTTCGGCTTCTTCTTTGGTTTTAAAATAATTGCCAGTTGACTTTAAGCTTGTCCTAACTCCCGGAAGATCGGCGACTCTTACGTTGTCTACAACACCACCGAAGGCATTTATGTAGTAAACCCATTCCGGTTCTCCGACTTCTTCGAACCACTCATCAAAATTTTCTATATCTTCAACCCATAAAGTTGTCGTTAAATTATTGGTATTAACAAGGGCTTTTTCTTCTTCTCCGCTTCGTTCTCCAGTCCATTCTCGAAAAATTGCACCTTCTTCTGCAAAAGGTAAATCTTTAAGTAATCTATATTTTTTAGCCATTTTAAACTCCTTTATATAGTTGAGGTTCAGCAGAAACACTTGAAAATTGCTTATGATCGTGTTAAAGGTGCTTGTTTCTGCTTCATCCCTCAAATCTGAGCACAACTTGCATGTATGACAAAACCATGCCCAAAACTATTATTATAACTGCCACATTATTATTTATAATTTTAGTTATGCCCAGGTTCGAGGGGCGGATTTCTCCGCCGTGGAAATAGATATATTATATTTTTACCCAGTTTAACGCCATGTGGCAGGGCGACGAATTAAGCCTCGGGTTTCTCAAGTTTAGCGAGTTCTTTTTCGAGTTCGGCTTTGAAATCGTTGTATTCGTCGAGTTCTTTCAATGTCCTGTTGACTTTTCGCTCGACTTCTTCTTTCCTGTCTTTGACTTCCTCTTGCCAAACTTCTTTTGTTATTTCTCGAATAGTTTTTTTCTCGAGATTTTCTGTTGTTTCTTCCAAAATCTCATTCGAGTAAACACTCCCGAGTTTAAGATAAGTTGTGAAAGTTTTTGTTGTGCCGTCTCCTTTCTTGATTTCTTCGGTGTTTAATTCTTTACAATATGTTATGTTTAAGTTGTCGCTATAGCTGATTTCCAAAATTTTAAAATATTTCATTCTTTATCTCCTGTTTTAATAGTTTAGTTGAATACTTTTTCCGATTTTTCTCAATCTTTAAAGCTTTTTTAATTTCTTCAGGTGTTTTTTCGAAGGTTCGAGATTTATGTTCCGGAACTTCGATCTTCTTATTAAACAATTCAGTGCAAGCTACACCTCGATATATCGCTTTCATTCAGCAGGTATCACCTCTACGGGGATTAAAGCTTGACTGTTTTTAATTTGAATTTCAATTTTCATACTAACTCCTTATTTATTGATAAATATTTCAACTTGTTTGGCGCCGTTTTTCAATAACCAGTTGCGAGCATAAGTCGCATCGTTCAAGGTTTTATAATTTTTAGAGCGCTCAACGCCTTTTTCATCTATCCATTTGACAGTGAAATTGTTCATTTCTTCTATTCTTTCTCCTTAAACCATTTTGCTGACATCAGCAATATGGTCTTAACTTCAGCCCTACAAGGGACGATTAAATATTTTTAATCCTCCCCTGCACAAGATATTTTAGAACACTTTGGGGTTTAGCCCCTTGTAAGGCTGAAACTATGATTTTAATTTACTTTTGGCAGCTATGTGTAGCGTTTAGTTTAGCTTTAGCGTTTTTGAGTTCAGCATCCGAGCTGATAAATAGCCCAACCGTACCCGAAAAGAGTATTAGGGCGGTAATTGCAATTATTCGCCAAGTCGACATTTTAAATTTCAAATCTTGCATAATTAAATGTTGAATATCAGGTTGATTCATATTTTATCCTTTCATTTTTAAGTTGTTAAAATTCAACTTCCTTTGGTTTTGGTTTACCCAAATATTCATGAATTTGTTTAATTGCGTCTTTATAACCAATCGCAAATTCGGCTGCATATCCTTCTGAGCGCAACTTTTTTAGCATCTCCGCTTGCTCTCGATAGTGCTTATTTGCGACCATTTCGCCGTTTTTCTTGTAAAGCTTTGTGCCTTCTGCTTTTAGCTCGAGAAATAGACCACACTCTTTTATTTCCCAGCCATCACGATCGGAGCAAGCAATGAACAAATCCGGCCAAGCTCGTGATTTTTGAAATTTCTTGTGTTTGGCGGCTTGGCCTGGTGTCATTTTCATACCTGAACTAAAATCGGTTCGAAATAGCACATCAGGGTAGTTCTTACGTAGATAATCACAAACTTTAAGGTGTAAAATTTCTTCTTTCTTGATCATCTCAACTCCTTAAAATGGAATATCGCTTAGATCAACTGGTTCATCAAAGTTTTCAGGTGTTTCGGGTTCTTGATTTTCAGGTTTAGTTTCAGCTTGAGTTTTTGAAGTATCAGATTTTGGCTTATATCCATAAATCCGGCGGTTAATCGATTTTTTAATCTTACCGTCCTTTTTGTAGGTTCGGTCTTCATCTTCGCTAACCTTGAACCAAGCGGTGCAGCCAACTGTTTTTTCAAGCAACACTGCAAAGTCTGCCAAGTTTTTAATTTGCTGGATCTTTTCGCGAATCTTTTGCTTGATATTTTCATCTTCTTGATTATGAATTAAGATTCTGCGAACAGTATCAATTGAAATTCGGCGCGTATCTGGAGTGTGCAACCAAAGCCTTGCGCGGTCTTCGGCGGAATCATTTTCAACAAAGATCTCAGCATAAGGCTTGTCTTCGTGCTTATCAATCTTGGTTTTAGCGATTTTTACTTCATGAACACCAAATTCGAAATAGCCGCTTTCTTTGGTTTCTTCTGGCGTAATTGTGATGCTTTTTAGTTCTTCTTGGGTCATAATTATCCTTTCTTAAAATAATAGTTTTTCTACTTCTTGTTCCACTAATGCGAGAGCAGACTGTTCGAAATAAATTGCTCGCTGAATTTCTTTCTCGAGATCCTTGCGGTTAAGCTCGAAAATCAAGAGTTCAAGCTGTGGTGCAAGGGCGAACGAATCTGAATACATTGCGAAATAGAGTTTTTCAAGTTTCTCATTCACTGCAAAGTATTGAATGATCTGCTGTTTATATTCGCTAGGTGTTTGCTGTTCATAAAACGCTCGCACTTGTTTCCAGTTGTCTAAACATTTAATCTCGACCGCTTCAGTGATTTCGCCTTTTTTGTTAGCAATCTCACCATCTGGTGAACAAATAATATTTTCGTTGATGTCAGATTGCCAAACGCGACCTTCAATAATTTCTTTGTTGAGCTTTTGCGCAACCTTTTCACGCGCTTCTTCTTCGAGAATTTCACCACGAAGAGCAGCGGAATATTTGCGACCGTTCAAGCGATCTGCATAATCGTTTTCATTGATTGGTTTTGCAATTCGTTCAGCAATCAACTTATAAATCGCATCACCAAGTTCAACTTCACACTCTTTCTTTTCAACTTCAGTTTCACCAATTAATTCTTTAAGTTCTTGAATTGTTAAGTTTTTTGGTTGGCCTTTTTGGTTGAGCGGAATCTCAACTTTTAACTTTTCCGCAAGGTCTAACCATTCAGATTTTAAAACCGTTCGAGGTGTGCCGAACTCCTTGGCTTTACTTCCGGAAATTTTACCTTCACGGAAGTGCAACCATTCGTCTGAGCGTTGTTCAAGGTTTAAGATTTTCATTTCAATTTACCTTTCAATTCATCTTTAATTTGGATTAATTCTGCGATCACTTCATTATTGCCTTTGAATTGATTAACTCCTTTTACGAAATTATCTTGAAGTTCTTTGAGGTTTTTTGAAGCTTTGAGTTTAGCGATGAGTTCTTGTGATTGATCAACAACTTTTTGCTTTTTAAAATCTTCGAACTCCTCCATCTCTTCAGACGAGGCAATCTCACCACTGGCTAAGTAGCCAAGAAGGGCGAGAGCACGACCAACTGCAACAGTTTCTAATTTCTCGAAATCTTTGTCACCGTTTCTGATCTCCTTCTGAGCAGTTCCGTTTGAATCTGCTGTAATCATTATCGTTTCTTTATCTATGCCAGACTTTACCAAATCGATTAATTCATCTTTATTCTTCCAAATATAAGCCTTGAAAGTGATTTTTCCTTCGGCTGATCGAACTTCGGTCATAATCTTTGAGTTCGGGTTTTCTTCACGAAAGATTTTTAAGCGATCCGCTACTTTCGCGTAATCATTGCCTTTAAGCGTTATAACTTTATCTACTTTTTTCATAATCCTGCGCTCCTATACATATCTTGAGTATTTTCATGTTGTTCAGTTTCAGATTCAAGGTTGTAATAACCTTGAGCAAATTCTTCAAAATCATCTGTTAATATTTCATCTACATTAAGTTGTGTGTAATAACCGTTATTTTCTGGATCATCGACCCAGCTAAACCACTCATTTTCAGCGACAAGCGCATAGAAATCGTTTAAAATCTCTTCTTCAGTTCTTCCGTTAATTAATTTTTTCATATTATCTCCTTAATTGTTGGTTAGTTCATAAATTTTAAGTATCTTCCGCTTGTATAAGCAACCCAAGCGTTCAAGCCTTGTGATTTGTAGATTTGATAGGCATATCGCACGTTTAGCTCTGGATTTTCACGATTTGGCTTGTTGTGAATCGAATTGATTTGAAATAAGCCTGAATCGTTCGAACCGTCGCTATTCATATTTAAAGCGTTTGGGTTGCAACTGCTTTCTGCCATCATAATCGCTAGCATTACCTCCACGTTCCAGTCGTATTGTTTAACCAAATTTCGAAACTCTTCGCACCGATTCGTAACCTTTGAACTCGCAATAATAGGGCGAGGGCGAGGCGAAACCTCCACAGTTTCACGCTGGCTTGGTTGTTGAACCGCAGCTTCGACTTTTGGCGCCGGAACGCTTTTAGCTACTTTTTTACGTTTAAATTTTGAATTGTTTCCGCAATCTTATCGTTCTGAATTTTAGTATTGCTTTCGCCGTGCTTCATTCCAAGATAGAAAGCCACACCAGCCACAATTGCCGTATAGATAACAATTGTTTTGACAGTTTCAATAATTTTCTTGTAATTTACTTTTTTCAAATTTTTCATAGTTTTTTCTCCTTGTTTTTGTTTTTTTGGTTTGAGTTCGATTTTAGAGTTCTTGATTTTTTCAAGCTCTTTTTCAAACTCGGTTTCATTAATAATATTTTTCATAAAAATCTTTCTTCATTAGCTCAGCTAGACCGATAGTAAAGGTGGGCAACCTATCAGTCCGACAGAGCTAATGAAAGTTTTTCACTATTCATTAAACTATTGGCTCGCAATCTTCAATCTTTACTATTTTTGCGGTTTTCGTTCAATAAAAGTGAAAATTTATATCTTATATTCATACTTTTTACCAAATTGTTAAGGTTTAAATTGATTAGTAGAGTTTTTCTCATCTCTATGAGACTTTGCTATATGGGCAACGCCTCAATTGAAATGACAAAAGGAGCACCCCTTGCAGTAGGTGCTCCTGTGTAAACAAAAATACTGCAAGGCTCTTGCTTGCAGCAATACTTCCATGGTAAGGATGAGGTCTCGGGTTCAAGCCCCGATCGTGGCTCCAAGAAATTATCTATTTCTTGGCAATCTACGAAAAATCAAATACCGCACTCTGTTGATACAGAGAAATGCGGCTTTTTTATTGTTCCGATCGAGGCAGTCTTTTGTTTCTGCCTTGCATCCATAATGCGGTTATTCAAGTCAATTCGGCTACTTTCGATTTGCGAATCCACGTTATTTAGCGCATCTTGGCGATTCGTTTCCCAGTCTTTCTTGTTCTTGTTGTATGCATTAGTTGCGCTAGCAAGCTCCAAGTCTTGGTTTCGGCGATCTCGGGCGAAAGCATCTTGTGCGCTTCCGGCATTTCGGCTCGCCTCCAAGCCAACCGCCCAAGGAGCAACAATTTGTGCTGCGCTTGAGTCTCCAGCTCCACCTGCTGCAAACATTTGGCGCAAAGAGTTGGTTTGATTGTTTGCATCTTCCATGATTTGTGAACGCACTGCACGGTTCTGGGCTTCCGAGTCTCGTTTGTTCATCTCATAGGCGCCCTTGCTTTGGGTGTAGCTATTTTCAAGGTCGTTTAGCTGGTTAGCATAGTTATTTTCAACATTACCACGCCAAATGTCTCGTTGGCGATCCAATCTACCCAAACCTTCAGCTGCCACCCGTTCCTGTTCACGATATTTCGCAATTTCATCTGCTCTTGCTTTTGCTTCTGCCGCTGCTTGAGGGTTGTAGTAGCCACCACCTTGTCGTGGGTCTGAATATTGTCCTCGTGTCTTATCTGACCACCAACCATACAATTCTTGCATTGCTCCACCCAAGTTCCTTTGAGTCTGATCAGCATATTCTGGGTTTTGTGCCATTTTCCTAAAGTCACCATTGCCATCATTGCCCACATATGGCAAGAATTTCTCATAACCATTTGCGGCTAAGAAACCACGGAAATCTTTATTGCCACTGTATTTATTTGGATCTAAACCGTTATAGTTATCAATATAGCCCAT